CGTCGTGTCATGGACGAGTACCCAGGCGCAGCCGAAAACCTCAAGGCTGTGTCAACTGCGGTCAACTCGGAGTTCCTGAATGAGATCACGGCTGATGACCCACGTCTGCAAGACGATGTGTTCATCACCGCAGTTGCACTGACATGGGAAGGCCGCAAGGACTACGGCGGCGACAGCAATCAGCAGTGCATTGACCTGCTACCCGATGACATACAGCGGCAGTTGCCGTTGTGGGTTGCCGCACTCGACGGATGCAAGGACACCGCAGACGTCATCACATTAGCCAAGATCGTGGAGAAGGAGATCAGAGATGGAGATTATAAGGACGAGCGAAAAGAAGGTGACAAGCCAGAGTCGGGCAAAGGTTCTGGAGGGGACGGTGACGGCGATGGAGACGGAGCTGGTGATAACCCTGACAACGAGCGCGGAGGGGACGAAACGCAACCTGTATCGGGCGATGATGGAAGCGGCGAAGATACTGGGGGTCAACCCGCAGGGTCTGAAGGTGAAGATCAGCCCGAAGAAGGTGGCACAGTAGGCTCTGGTAGCGATGATGTTGCCCCTGACAGCGGCACTACTAGCGACGATGTCTACACTAACTTTGACGTTGGTGAGATCGTGCGTGGCAAGATAGCCAGTAACGACAAGATAGCTGGCAACACGCATGGTAGTTACACGCCACTGAGTACAGCGCATGACGAATGGCACACTCGCAAGGGCAAGACACGCCTGTCTCGTCATCTCAGAAACCAAAGCGCAAGGGATTATGACAAAGCCTTGAGCGTGATGAATGGTCAGGTCAACGTCATGCGTCGCAAGCTGGAACGTGCCTTGTCTGCCAAGATGGCACGAGACTGGGACTACGGCAAAGAGGATGGTCGGCTGGACAACAAGCGTCTGGTCGGTGCGTTCAATGGCAGTCGAAATGTGTTCAAGGAGCGAGAAGACAGACGCGAGATCGACACTGCGTTCACTGTGCTGATTGACCTGTCTGGCAGTATGCGAAACTCAAAAGCCAAGGTTGCACAGCAGTGTGCAATGGCACTGGCAGAAGCGGTTGACAAGACTGGCGTTGCATACGAGGTGCTGGGCTTCAACAACGTGCGGCCAATGCCTCGCGAAGCGCGGCTGTATACGAAAGATGAACACCTATACGCTCGCCAAGACGTGATTGACATGTGGGTGTTCAAGGCATTTCACGAGCGTTTGTTCGAGGCCAAGGGTGCAATGGCATCAATCGCTGGTTGTGCGATGGGCTGTAACTCTGATGGCGAGTGTGTCGAGCAGGCATACGAGCGTCTGATTGCACGTCCTGAGAAGCGCAAGGTGATGATGGTTCTGAGCGATGGGCAACCAGCCTGTAATGGTCACAGCCAAGAAAGGTATCTGCGTCAGGTGATTGAGAAGATTAGCAAGGACGGCACAGACCTTGTTGGCATCGGCATCCTTACAGACGCAGTGGAACAGTTCTACCCCAAGTACACAGTGGTCGAAAGCGTGGAAGACTTGGCTGGTTCAGCGATGGATCAGTTGAGCCGCATCCTTCTGGGTGAGCGGTTCCAGATTGATAACTCAAAATTGATGGCGGTTTCGTGAGTGAGGCGGCCAACCAGACCCAGCACGGTCATGGTTCATACGCATTGGCGTGTGCTGTGGCCAAGAAGGGGGTGGCACTACAGCTTTTGGTTAGCTGTGGGTCGCCGTGTGAAGGAACGAGGTGTTCGTTCCACCAACCGCGACGATGTTCGTCGCATATGTATGGAGATTGAAAATGAGTTCAGTAGCAAAGAAGCCAAGCCTATCCAAGAATGGCAAGCGTTTGGGTCGTCCACCAAAGACAAAGCTGACAGTGGTCAAAGAGCCAACGCTGACAGCCAACGGTAAGCGTCGTGGCCGTCCGCCCAAGGTAGATGTGCCAGTGGTGGTGGAGACACCGTCATTGTGGAAGCGTCTGTTCGGGTGGCTTGCATGAGTGACGGACTGAAGCGTAGGTGGTGGGAGTTTCACAATGATAACCCCCACGTTTACGAGTTGTTCGAGGAGTTCACGTTCGATGTTATCGGACGTGGATACTCCAATTACTCGGCCAATGCAGTCTTCGAGCGCATCAGATGGCACACGGAGATTGAGACTGGTGGTGAGTTCAAGTTGTCGAACAACCACAGGGCNTACTACGCCCGATACTTTCACTACAAGAACCCNGAACACGANGGGTTCTTTCGTACCAAGCAAACCCATGCGGCATAGGAGATAGAGATATGTCAGACGCAAAGAAGATCGTGGACTCGATCACAAACAAGTCCTTGGAAGCCTATGGTGTAAAGACTAAGCCAGATGTGCCGGATGTTCCGGCCTTCGTGAATAGGAGACAGACGCACATTCAACCAACCACAGCCAAACGTGCGTCTGCTTCCAAGCCAACGACCAGAACATGGTCATCAACCTCACGAGAACATTATAGGACTGTTCACGCCTCGGCGCAAACACCAAGTTCTGCCAGCAAGCCAGTGATTGACATGAAGCTGAGTGCGTTGAGCAAGATGCCAGTGCTTGAGCAAGTCGATGCAGTGTTCACGACAGACCAGTTCTACGAGGTTGTGCATACGGTGGGCAGATACATGGGCGATGTGCTTGAGGGTGCTGGGTTTGTGTACAAGCACGGTGCTTCCGACAGTGCTGAGTTGCGACGTCTGCTTGGTGAGTTCATGCAGACGAAGCTGGCTCACATTGACGAGTCTGGTCGTCGTCGTTTCGTTGCTGTGAAGGAAGACACCAATGACTGAAGAACTGACCCTTGCCTACGACCTCAAGCACCAGCTTGAGGTCATGCCTGTTGAGCATCAGAACAACTATTTTGTGGACGGTGAAGAGACGCAGTTGAGTGCGTATGACCGTGTGCTTTTGTTGATTTCGTATCTGGAAAGGAGGTGAGTGATGGAAGACGTTGAGTTTGCAAATCAGACCTTGCTTGCACTGGCCAATCCCTCGCAGGGGTTGGCCGTTTTTAACCGCAGTAAGCAGGGCACATATCAGTTACGCCAGACGCAACAGTATCTGGTAGGGGCTACTCGTTTCGTTGTAGCCAATAGTCTTCTCAGACATGCAGTGAAGGCCATGTTTTTACCGCCGGATGTTTTGCTGAACGCGGCTCGTATGGCAGTGCCGCCCTTTGAGAACATGTGGATTGAGTGGGACTCGAACCTACAGCGTGACCTGATGAAACAGGAGTGGGAAGCCAGAGGGGTTGAGTACAACAACGATCCCGAAGGTGGGTTGGGCCGTGTTGGTTACAGCATAGTCAATCTGAAAGGGATAAACATGTATAACATGTACGGCTTATCCCATGATGACGGCAAGATTTATTACCCTGCCCACGGTTTCTACATGGCCAACGAAGAGGTCATGGATGCTGATGGCTTTGTTGCTCGTAGGAATAGTCGACAGATGGCTGGGCTGCCAGAGGTAACAGCCGAAGAGTTTCGTGACCAGCAAGTGCAGTTGGGTTCAGCGTATTTGAGTAAGCAATACGTTGGGTTGTTTGATGAGCCTAAATATGCAGAGCCAATGCTTAGACTGTTTCAGAGGTTTGCGTTGGGTACGCACCAGATTGGTGAGTTGTTTGATCCAAACGTCACGGTGATGCGCGACATGGTGAAGTCAAACAAGATGGTCAATCATAGTTTGAGTTTGTTTAGCGGTGATGCACGTCTGTTGTGGACAATACTAGCGATGGTCAACTACCCACATCACGTTTTCCAACGAGAAATAACCAAGGGTTTTGATCGTGTGCTGTATGGCAGACGTGTGCCTCGCAATGAGGTGCGCGTCTTGGAGATTGATCTGCCCAAGCCAAGGGGTGTGAAGCGGTACGAGCGTATGTTCAAGGGTGGTGGTGGCCCGAAGCGTCAGCACGTCAGACGTGGGCATTGGCGCGTGTTCCACCACAAGGATGGTCGTGTGACCCAGCGTTGGATTGCCGAGCAGACAGTGGGTAATGCTGCGCTTGGTGTGATTGACCACGAGTACAAACTGATGACGAAAGGAGTGAAGTAATGCCTAAGTTCAAAGTAACCGCCACTATGGATGTGGGATATGAGGCTGTTGTCGAAGCCCGTAACGAAGCCGAAGCATGGCAGATGGCCACAGACTCACCAGAAGGCGGCGATGACACTGTTGATTGGGTTCGAGTAGATCAGGGNCACGACTGGACGCTGGAAGATGTGTCTGAGATGGAAGGAGATGTGTGATGAGTGTAGTTGAAACAGTTGTTGGTCTGTACAAAGCGATGAGTAAGAGCGAGAAGACAGACTTGATGTTCGAGTTGAGTGCGTTGGCCATTAAAGACAATCTGGATGGTGTAGCCGACAGAGTGACAAGCGCAGCCAAGGTGTCACACCCACCAAAGAAGCGTGGGTTTGGTAAATCCAAGAAGAAATACTGGGTCAAGTCCGTGACTGGGTTTGATGCGAAAGAGAAAGGAGTCATGCAAATTGTTGGCACTTGGGTTGATGACGTCTTCAAAGACCTAGATGCGAATGGTTATTATCTGGTGGGTTTCCGCCTCACAAAGCACTACATGCTGTGTCACGAAGATGGTTCTGGGAAATCAGTGGTCGACAACGACGGCGTATCTGTGGACATCAATGGCTCAATGATATTTGAGGCAGATAACTTCAAGGATTTATGCTCCCGCGTAGAGAAATTATTTTCATAGTCGGTGTTGACATGGTTCATTTGGTGTATTAAATACAATACATCTGCTGTCATAGCTCAGTGGTAGAGCGCGTCCTTGGTAAGGACGAGGTCGGGAGTTCAATCCTCCCTGACAGCACCATCAGCAAATGCGAAATTAGTTTTCGCTTGCGATGCAATTCGCCTCTAGTAGAGGTGCGTTTAGGGAGACAAAAATGTTGAGTGATAGAAACCAAGTAACTAAAAATGTGAGCGGTTGCAGACTGCAATTTGGAATTATATACGGATCAAATCCTAGAAGAGCAACAAGCTGGAGTAACCAACCAACTGGGCCAACCGAGCTGGGTCTATATCTTAACAATGGGCCTTGGGGCGTATGCAACGCTAAACGTAGTGCGTTTAAGCATTATACTTGGTTAGGATAATTGATGCCAGCCAGCCACAAACAACCCATTGTACTTTTAGAAAGTAATATCTATGTCAAATTCAACTATCCCAGAAGCAACTGGGGACACGGAGAGTACGATGAGTTCCAATCAAATGGACAGAATAGAGTTTAAGTTAGATCAGCTTTTGGCCGCACACGCAGTGTCGGCACACGTTAAAAAAGTTTATGCAAATGACGCGGAGTCTGGCGTCTGGGATGACTTGCATAGGTTCACGCCAAAACAACATGCGGCATTGCAAATGCTGTTGCATGGACAGTCCAATACAGACATAGCCAAGCGGATGGGCGTTAGCCAGAACACCGCGAAGGTTCATGTCAGGGGGATTGCTAAGAAGCTGGGGGTCAACAAGCGTGGCGAGATTATGGCGCGAATGGCTCGACAGTACGAGACAATCGACGACGATGCCTACCGAGTGTTGACTGGTGGGTTGCCGAAGAATTGGCACTTGGAATTTGATGAAGATGTGCAGTGTCCTTGGCGGCACTTATACGAGAAGATAGGGGGAGGCGATGCCGATTAATTTAAAAGAGCGAGACGGTTTTTGGCACGTCATTGGTACTGTTACTGACAAGGATGGAAACAAGGTCAGGATAAGAACAAGCACTGGTTTTCGCAAACATCAGAAGGTGCTGGCAACGGACGAGATGAACCGAGTGCTTCACAAGGCATTGAACGGTGACTTAAAGCCGAACACAATGTCGAAGAACAAAGACAAGAATAGTGTCGGGTATGCGGTCAATGCGTTTCTGAACAGACCATCAAAGCCTGGGAAGACAGATCAATCCAATGGAAGTCTGTTAGCCAAAAGTCTTGGAGAGAAAAACTTTAGCCGTCTCAGTTTGCTTGAGGTGGTTGAGTGGTCGCAGACGCCAGCAAAGAAGAAGACGTTGGCAGCCAATGCGGTGGCGAGAAGGTTGCAGACTTTCTCGGCTATCCAGTCTCATGCAAAAGGTCATGGTCTGGGGTATCCAGAGTTTACTGTGGTGAAGCCAGTGTATGATGACAAGCGGACTGTCTATCTTACCGAAGCGCAGAGGGATGAACTGATCGAGTACATGCCTGATCGTATCAGGGATATGGTAGTGGTACTTTTCTACACTGGTATGCGTATTGGTGAGATGCTGGGATTACAGTGGCGTCAGGTACAGACTGAAGCTGATGGCACTGTTGTTGCTGAAGTTATTAGCTACAAAGGTAGGCTGAAGAAGCGACATGTTCGCCGTATCCCTTTGCCCAAGATTGCTTTGGATGCGATGGGTGCGCGTGGAACTGGAGTTGTCTTTCCGACTTACACAAATACTGCGTGGGACAGAACTAACTTCTATAGTTTCTGGCATGTAGGTTGCGAGGATGCAGGTGTAAAGAACTGGATTGAGGATGGCGAGAACTTCCATCCACATGATTGTCGGCACACTTATGCAAGCCTCTTGGTGCAGAAAGGTGCAAGCCTCAAAGCTGTTCAAAAGTTGCTGGGTCACTCGACTATTGCGATGGTCATGCGTTACGCGCATCTTGCGCCAGACGCGCTGAAGAGTACGGTAGAACTCCTTGGGTCTGTTGACACGTCTGTGACACGCGGCATAAGTTTCGCAAGCGCGAAAGTCCTATTAAATAGAAGAAAGACAGGAGGTTATGACAGGTTGGCAGTCTGATACGAAAGCCCTTTTAACCCCTTGGTAAGGGTAAAATTGACAACTTTCGACGTGTCTTACACACCAATCAAAAGAAAATATACACCAATAGGTTAGTGTTAGCAGTTCATCTGGTCTCTTAAAGGTGTCTGCTGACACGCTCCTGACACGAAATCATTGGTCGAGGGTGTCGTTTTGTATTGCAAGGATGACACCCTTAGGTTAACAATTAAGCACGAAAGGGTATTTAAGATGCCTTATGAGCAGACTAATATCACGGATGAGGACGCGACATTTAGCATGGATGATTTAGCACAAATATATAATGTCAGGCGTGTGGTCTTAGAACAGTTGATAGAGAAGCAGAACAGTGTGGATTCCGACGGCGTTGTCTGGGCTGAGTTAGAAGGCATGATCGACTGCATAAACAATATGTACGATCCATTAGAGTTTTTGAGCGGAGGTGAAAACAAATGGCAGTAAAAGCAATCAAGGTAGCAGAGGTGTTCCTGATCGAAGAAGAAGATCAGATTGTTGGTTCAGAGATTGGATTTACAGAGGCGGTCACGGAAGCACAAGGTGCGGTGACTACCATGAACGTCTTGAGAAAATCTATGGATGATAGTGGCTGGGTTACAAGGGCGATTATGAATGTTGCCGAGCGCGGCAACAAATCAGATGTGACCCCTGTGGCGAGCGACCCAGACTCCACCGATAGCGATACCGCAAAGAAGAAGAACGCTAAGAATAAATAATACGATGTTCCAGAATGTTTCTTGGAGCCTTATTCTCTCTAGTTGTTTTTGTTTCTTGGCTTCTTCACGCTCACGTCTGATTTGTATGCGTAGCTTCTGAAGCTCTTGCCATCCATCCACACCACGAGTTGCGATCACAATGTGACGCAACTCTTTTTCTACGTCTTCCGCTTTTTTCTTGGCAATAAAAGTCTCCATCGCTTCTTCGTTTGCAGAGAGTAGAGGGTTGCTTCTTGCTTTGTTGTGGTCGTTTCGGATGTCGTCGATTGAGTCGAACAATTTTCCAATGTCTTTTGCCAGACCCGTTATCTCACGGCCAGCAGCGACGCCACCTTTGATGGCGGCAAAACTACTCATAAGTATTGTTATTGGTTCCATGCAGATATTGTAGTTGACTGTAGTGTTTTGGTCGTCCAGTCAGACTTCGTCGTCATCAAAGCGGACATGCTCCGAGAACATGAGTTCTTCTAGCTGTTCGTCTGTCAGGTGGTCTGTGTCTGTAATGGGGATGTACGGTCTTTTCTGATCTGGTCTTTTCTTTTTCTTAGGGCGCGGCTGCGGAACCAGTTTTGGCACGGGGGCTTGTGATTTCTCTTCGCCCCAAGTCTCCGTTGATACCTCACGATGAGAACACTTGAGACAAACTCTGTGTCTTCGGATTGATGTGGGTTTGGGTCGACTGTTGTAGACCCGCGTCTTCCCATTACACTTTGTGCAATTCATTGGGGTCTTTGTGGAATGTCTTTTCCCACTCTCTGTGACGTTGAAGGGGAACCTTAACGTAAGGCAAGTGACGAGCAATGAAGAGAAGGAAATTGTTTAGCCAGTTGTAAGGGAACTTCATGGGTCTGATGATGTCCATGAATAGGACGACGCGGACTTGGTCTGTGTTATTGAAGGCTTCATGCTCGTATGTGTCGTCGAAGTAAACGACCTCACCGTTCTTCCAATGGTAGTTTTGATTGTCCACGCGAATGAAACAACGCTCTGTGTCTGGGATGATGACGCCAAGGTGGGCGCGTAGTATGCCTGCCCAAGGGCCGCAGTGTGGGGGCAAGTGTTTTTGAGGGCCAAGGATGGAGAGATAAGCAGAGCAGATTTCTGGATTGCGCTCGATCAATGCCGCAGTCTTGGGCATCATGGCTAAGTTTTTCTCGAAGCGAATGTTTGCAGCCTTGAGGAAAAACATTTTCCAGCGGTCATCGTTAGATAGAAAGTTTTGGTCTGGGCTTATCTGTTGGAATGGAGTGATCTCGTCATACCGTTTGAGAACTTCAAGTGTCTCTTCCCTGACGTCTGCAAAGTTTGCTTCCAAGTCTGGCGTGGCAGATAGGCTCATCTTATCAAAGAATGGGTGGTCTCCGATGGTACAGTTGGCTTTGAATTTGTCGTGGAAGAACTTTTCTAACGACTCTTGAAGAAAGTATTGATCGGTGATTAATAGTTTGAGTGTCTTTAGCACTGACATTCTCCATTGTTTCCGCATGTACACTCCGCCGTGCCGCTAGGCAAAGGCGGGGCAACCTCACAGACTTCGCCAGAACAACATTCCTCTACCACCAAATGACAGAAGCCACACTGGGTGTGGCCGTGGACATGAACTTGTTTTTCGCTGCCGCATCGAGGACACATCATTTCTTTTTCCAACTTATCCGCTTCGCACTTGTCTTCCTTTTTGCGGCAGACGTACATTGCGCTTTGGTTGGGCGGCAAGCTGGGTATGCCCGTTTGGATTTGGTCGCAGACTTACGGCCACATGCCTTGCCTGTCTTGCAGTCAATCCATCCTTTGCCGTTGTTCCTACCGAACCATTTTTTGAGACTGTCACCTGCTGCCATTATTTTTTCTTTGACTTGTTGCCCCAGTTCTTTGCGCCAACTTTTCTACAACGAACCAAAGCCCCTGAAGCGTAAGCACTTGGCCATTTGGTGTAGCGAGACTTAACTTTGTGGTAACAGGCATCACGCTTGGCTGGTTTTTTTGCTGCCTTTTTTGCCATTTGATCCTCGCATTGCACATGGGCATGTGGCGTGTTGCATGTTGGCAGACTTGGTTTTGCCAGCCAATCTGCGGACTGTTACTGTTGCCATTACGTTCGCCTTAGACGTTTGGGTTTGCCGTACAGGGTGGCCTTTCCAGAACCCCCAGCAGACCTACCGAACTGGCTCGGCATGTTGGACATAGTGCGGTATGGGTTCACCGCTCTCATGCGATTACCCATACCGGACGATGTTCCACCGAAGACTACTCCTCGGTTCTTTTTCATTTTCTACGACCACCCTTTTTGGGAAGTTTTTTGATTGGCTTTTTCATTCCACGCATCATAAATCTCCTTGCGTCGGTTGATGTATTGCATGTCTTGGGCTGGGAATTTTTCGTAATACTTTGTCTTCTTCAAAGTCTCTGAAGCCTCCACCAACTTGTTCAATGATTGCACAAGGATTACTGCGTAGTCGTCCTCGACAAGACCTTCAAACTCTGGTGTCAGTGGGTTTTCTGTGGCGTCGGGGTGAAACCCCATAAGCCACACACCGAAATGGTTTTGGTTTTGATCTTCGATCCATTGGTCAAACTCTTCGACTGTCATTTGCTGGTAGTCTGTCCAAGCAAATAGGTGGAGCCGATCTTCGTCTGCTTCCAACACAGACTTTACATCTACAACATCACTCAACTCAGTTGTGACATGGACTACTACGTTGTTTTTGAGCCATGCCATTCGAGCGAAGGGACAAGGTGGGAGGTTTGCAAAGCCAGGGCATGGAATCTCCAAGACTTGGTCAGACCAAAGCCTGATCTCCGTCCAAATTTGTACGGCGGGATCGTTCTCCATCAGCACTTCCATCTACGACGAGCAGCGCAGATGCGTTTCTTCGGCGTCTTCGAGCAAGAGATGTTGTGCATCTTCATCTGGCCTTCACTGCGCTTGCAGTATGAATTGCGACGCTTACCGCCCGAAGGTTGAGGGGCTTTCAACTTCGAGCCGCAGGCTTTGTTGTATTTCGCTCTGCCTTTTGCGGTTAGACCTGCGCCTTGAGACGCTGGTTTCTTTTCACCACGCCCGACAGACAGACTTACATTGCATCGCGTTTTCTTCTTGGCCATGTTTGTATTTTGCCAGCAGCCAAGGGTGTGGTCGTCCCTACTTCTGGGTCAGACCTTCTTTTTGCAGGTAAGATAAGTAGAACTTTAAGAAGTCATCTAGTCTCAGGAGGACGAGGCTTTCGCCTGTCTTCATTCTGGACATGCGGTTGATGACAACAGGGCAGCTTTCCGACCTAGTTATGTCTATGTTTTTTTCAGCTTGACGGAGAGCTTCATGGAAGTTGAGACGCTCTACTCGCTTGGCTTCTATAAATAGGTCTGGTGTTCCAAGGATGTCTGCGCCACCAGCCATACCGACATTGCCCCCGCCAGAAAGTGGAGCGCGAAAGGATGACAAACCTGTCTTCTCATTGAAGTAGGATGCTAACTCTCTCTCGTACTTGTCGCCTTTTTGTTTGTGTCCTCTACCGCTCAATCGTCGTATCCTCTTTCTCGTCTGCAAGGTATGCAGAAGTAATAATTTTTAGGTCGAGGTTTGGTGCAGCCGCAATCCATGCACGGCTTCGCCCATGTTTTTTCTTCAAAGTCTCTACGAACTTGATATTTTGCCCCATCAAATTCTTGCAGTCCCTCTCGGACTAAAATTCTTTTAAGTGTATCCACACAGCAGCCGAGTCTGTCAGCCAGATTGTGGTACGAAAGTTTTGTATGATTTGATGTGAGCCATTGCTTGTCGTCTTCGGAGACGACCACTGGCCTCGGCATTATATAGCACCCCTATATGTAGTTTGTATTGTATCTTAAATACTACATAGGGTGTGTTATGTATACACCAAATGAACTTTTTATAGCTCAAAGGAGTTTACAGACGTCTAAAAATATGATACAACGACGTTGTTGTTGAAGACGGCGACGGAAGGAAACGTGCCGTTTCCCTCCGTAGTTAGCCTCGAAACAAAGCGACAGCGTGTAGTCGTTGTATCACTCTCAATACAAGTCCAGATCATGGAAAAGAAGCTCACCAATAACAAATTAGAGAACAGGCGTAACTTCCCAGAAATTGCAAAAGTAGTTGATGAGGTCAGGCGTTTATGGCCTGACGCCACAATTACAGTGAAGCCTCGATCTCAAGCCACTCGCGCACCAGACGGACAGGGCGGCTAAGTTTGTCAGAGATAACGAGAGGATCATAACCATCTAATGCCATGTCTTTCGCTCTCTGTTTCGTCGACCTACTGCTCACGACACACTTCTCATCAGTGTGGTTGTGGGAGGCAAAGCCAATCCATTGGACGCGGTCATGTAAGTCTGTCCACTCACGCACTTTGCCGTAACGAATTTCCATCACCATTCCAAGACGGAAATCAGCGGGTAGTTTACTCACCAATTGAGGCCATATCGGGGTGTCGTATGCCCCATCGAATATCGCCGCATTTGATTTAGCAGTCTCCTCGTCTTGGTAGACCTGCGTCACCCTGATCTGCGTCTCCAAGACTGTGAGCTGGTTGGTTGAGCCAGCTTCCCTGCCCATCCCACCTTCGCTCGGCTTGTTGCTGTGATGCACAAGCACGACAGACAGCCCAGAGTTTCGTAGCTTGACTGCGAGTTGGTTGACCTTTGACCATTCGTCTGCGGAATTTTCTGCCATCCCTGGATAGGCTGAACGGATTGTATCTAGTACAACTACGTCTGGGTCTGCGAACTTGATCCACTCCTGTAGCTCCATCATCCCCTCTGCCTTATGGAGATTGATCTCCTTCTTGTCTACGAACGGAGTCCAGATGTTCATGCGGTCTTGCGTGTCGCCATGAACTTGCCGCATTTCCATCAGGCGTCTGGCAATCGTGGACATACCCATCTCGAAGTCGAGATACAGAACGCGGCCAGCCTTACCGACCTCGAAGGGGCCAAAGTATTTGCGGCCAGCACACATAGCAGACATCGCGTGTTGCACGAACATGGACTTGCCGTGGCCAGAGTAGCCAAAGACCTGCACGATTGTGTTATGTGGCAGCCAAGGCTCAATCAGATAAGTCTTTGCGTCTGCTTCTTCTAGCAGTTGCTCGGCGTCCTTCATCTGGATTAGCTTGCGCGGACGCTCTGGGTCAATGTGTTCTGGATGATACTCTTTATAAATGTACTCGCCATTGTCATTGAAACGCTCTGGGTGATTGCGCTTCTCGCTCTGCTCCATCGAGCTACAGGTTGCCTCGAACTCAAAGTCTGACAGACACTCCTCGAAGAACTGGCGCATGAAGGCATGGCCTCTGACGCGCAGCTCGGCGTCAAAGTAACCAGACCTAATGCTCTCGCTGACGTATCGCATCAGACGCTCGTTTCGTCCGTTGCCAAGGCCAGATGGAATTTTAAGTGTTGACGGGAAGTTGTCCCGTACAAATTTGGCTGTCCTATCCCACTCACCGATGAACTCGTCTGGGTGGATTGTGC